AAGGACAACTATGGCTCCGATCCATACTGTACGCATAATTCGCACCTCCTTAAGTCAAAGCATCCCAATTGCTGCCGTTGTAGATGTAATACTTCGAGTCGCCGCTGTTCTTGTAGACCATGCCGCACCCCGGATGCCATGAAACCGTCCGTCATTTGGCCTCCACGAGCCCCAGTTTTTTGGCGATAATTGTGATTCTCTCGGAGTCGGTTTTGGCCGCTTTGAAAGAATCTTTATCCGACACGTTAGTTGGCATCTCTATTGGTTGTATCCGACTAAACACCATAACACCCCTGATCTCATCCCCCGGTTTCCAGTCGGGATCAAAAGTATCTGATACCATCGTCTCACCCTGTGCCTCACGTTCTGTTATGATTCTGACGCGTTCGTTTTTATCAGAGTAATTGAAATTCATCATGCAATCACCTTCGTTATTTTAAGGTAACTCCCTGCGTATACTTTGGTGTCCGAAACTTCGGCTGATCCTTGCGCCCACTGTAACTGAAGATTACCCGCATTGGCCCCTACGCTGAAGGAGGATTCTATCTTTATGTATCCACCCCCGTTAAATACAGCACCTCCGAAACCCTGCATGGTGATTGCCCCTGACGCATAATCAAGGCCCAATACAAACCCCAAATAGGTAGCTCCGACAGGGAATGTCCAGGTGTGCCTAAAATCAGCCGAAGCGCTGCTTGTGACATACAGCAGCGCTTCCATAACGTATTTAGTGTTGGCTTCCAGCGACACCAGTAATTCATCATCGTTCTGAACTGCTGCTGAGTTATTAACAGTCTCAGTTGTGGTTTTGTAAACAACCCTTGTTATCCCATCTGCATAGGATTTTCTCACCGCCTGATTTGCGGTTGTCGGGTCGGAGGCCGGGAGAACGGGAATTGACGAGAAGGTCTGCACGCCGTAAATTGTTTGGGCGATATTCAGCCCCGGCGCAACTGCAACCCATGCTGCCCCCGTACAATAATAGAGCTTCTGTTCGTCGGAAGCCCATGCGGTCGCCCCTTGGAAATCTGTGGAAGCCGCTGGAAATTCCGATTTTAACCCGACTCCCATTAACGAGTAATTCATATTTGCTTCAGAGTTCTGAGTGATCCCGTGTTCCCAAAATCCTGTCCATTCAAATGCCATAATTTACCCCCTTGAAATCGTATCTTCCTGATCAAATTGAATCGAGAACGTCGCATCTTTTACTATTGGGGTGGCCAGCACCGCCCGACCAAGCAAGATCCCACTATCAGCCCCGGCGCCGGCAGCCGCCCCGGCGAACACCCCAATTTCTTTCATGGTGGTGATCCCTTCCAATGGACTCACATAGATTACCGTATCCACTACGCCGACTGCCCCTACTGTTCGGGAAGTCACCGCCTTCCTCCCGGTCTCATTCCCAAGCGCCGTCAACGTATTTGGGGAAGGGTTGGCTGTATCATCATCCCCCCATGCAATATACTTCGCCTGTAGATCAACCACATCGCCCTTCAACCCATCCCGGATCATATTGAGGGCCACATCCGTCAGCGTCATCGTTACTACAGCCATAATTTTCTCCTCCTAACAAACAACCGTGCCATCCCCACACGTTGTACCATCTCCGCAGATTGCGCAGACATAAAGAGCTATTGTCATTTCTGATGCCCAGTTCCATGCTTCCTCAGTCCTCTTGAGTTTTATCAGGGAGGCCCCGGCATTGATATCCTGCCCGAAAGCTGAAGGCTTCGCCATACCCTTAAAGAACTGAGTCCAGTCTCCAATGACCGGGCCTGATATCGCGGTGATATCATATCTGAAATACCCGCCCATACTCTTAATTCCCACTTCGGTTATAAGCATCTGTTCGGCGGTAAGTGAGAAGGCGGGATCTGTTATCAGAACCAGTTGACCAGCTGCAAATCCATTGTCAAGCGTTGAGCATTTATAAGTGTTTGAATGTTTACCCAATTCCTTGAGGATTGAGATCGCGGTATCTATCGCTAAAATCCGATCTGTAATATTTGGATAGGCGTCAACTTCCTCAACGATGCCAGTCCCGCTTCCCTCAATAGCAAGTTGGAATTCAATTTCTGAATCATCAGGCACCTCAGCGACAATGGCGAATTGGCCGTAATACTTCATTTGGATATAATGCCCGGATGTCAAAACCACCCCACCGCTATCCTGAGTCAAAACCGGATCTCCCTTTGACCAGTAGAAATCCTTGCCGGTGTCCACGCCTTTAATTCCAAAGGTAAGTGCGGCACCAGCCCCATCGAGTTTGATTTCATTCGGCTGTTCAGCTAAAGGATATCCGAAGGTAAAAGCCCGGGTCACCCCATCACCTAACACCTGTTCAGTTTGTAGATCAGTAGTTGCCATACCCCCGGGGATAAATTGGGTATTCCGATACTTGGGATTGCCTTCAGCATAGGATACCGAGCCCGCCAGAATGTTGGTTGTGGTGTTCAGAGCCGCTGAAGCAACAACCGAATCCCTCGGCATGAAATACAGTTTTTTGTCATAGTCAATATACCAAATGAAGTTTGCGGCTTGCGCGAGCATATCAAAAGCATCAGAGGCGTGAATCCAAGGAAAGACGGCAGTGGAAAGCGTGGAGCCGTCTTCGATAAGCCCAACGGTAACTCCCTCCGCTGCCAAATAATTGGTGATGATATCCTGGACCATGTAACCGCAAGATTTGTCTGTATAAGACTCCGCCACCACTCGCTTATCCGCCAGATAATGCATGTCCATAAGAGTCAAATCATGGTTCATTGCGGTTGCGTTTATCCGCTTCTTGTCTGCGTTTTGGACAAAACCCCCAAAGATCAAATCGACATCTTCATCATATATCTCAACGGGTGTTCCTTGCTGCCAAGAATTCACCCCTAAAAGATCAATAACTCCAATAGCTCCGGTGGTCCTCGCGTTTATTCGATCCGTAATTCTGAGCGATCCGGCGGAAGGATAATCCACAAAAGCTCCCGCGAGCCTCACCGCCTCAGTGTATTTATAGTTGATCAACCAGCCGGAGTTATTCCCCCCATCAATGGAATCGGTAGCCTTCCATTTGGCTGCGGGGACGTGCGTGAATATCCAGCCAGTATTTCCGCCACCATCAGTTGAATCTACGCCTGCATACCAAGTCATTACGATGCCGCCGAATAATAGATTTTCATTCTGTGAAGGTTAACATCCCCTGCCCCTGATTTAACGATATTCCAACCAGCCGTTCCGGTTCCGGTCAAGGTGATCCAATTGCTCCCCGCATCTCTGGTCATCCCGCCGACTGTCTGAGTTGTGCCATCGGTGAATTGGACGGTCTTATCAGTAGTTGTAGCATCTATATGGAAGATCCCCGCGAGTGTATTTGACCCTACAATGACCAAAGCATAGGTGCCACTGCCTTTGACAGTCAATCCATAGAGCGTTTTGCCTCCACCGTTCAGGGTAACGGTATTGGTGGATGAATTAGACACTTCTATAGTTCCATTGTTGTGGGTGACGGCACACGCGGCTCCAACAGTCAAGAATGTTATTGCCGTCTCCACCGTAATTGTCACAGTAGCGGCAGGAAGAGTCAGCGTAGTGGTAACAGTCTGATTGGCTTGGATAGTTAGAGCTATTGCTGTGGCTGCTATACCAAGATTAGCAATGGTGTTGGCTCCGCTTATGGTGTGCTGAGTACCGTTGAGGTTGACGACATTATAGGTCTCCCCGTTGCCAGCAAATGCCCCAGTCCCGGTGATGTTGATGGTCGACGTCCCGGCGGCAAAGGCCGTAGCCGTCAGCAGCCAGTCAGCGCAGGTTATCGTCTCCGAGCCCAAATCCAGAGAGGCGCAAGAGAAAGCGCCTGTGATAGTATGTGCCGTCCCGGTAAATACGATGTTGTTATAGGTGGTGATATCGCCTCCGGCGAATGTTCCGGTATTATCCACATTGATCGTTGCCGTATTTGCTGCAAGCGCGCCGAGCATCTCCCATGAATTAACCGTCTGGGTGGTTGACCCGAGAACAAGCGTTTGATTTGCTCCGGTTGAGAGGGAGTTAAACGTATTATCCCCCGTAACCGTCAGGGTGTAAGCTCCTGCTCCCGCGACTCTGACGTTGTTGTAGGTGAGGCCGCCACCTGCGAATGTTCCTGAGGAGGAGAGGTTGATGGTGGAAGTCCCTGCGTTGAGGGTTAAGTTTGTAGAAACACTAGAATCCCACCCGTATATTGAACTAAAGTTAAGCGTTGAACCTCCCAGAAACAATCCTCTGACATATGTATACGGAGAATAAAAATTACTCCCTGTTACGGTTTTGCCATTTGTATTTAATACGCCTTCCCTCAATAACAGGGTGCGACAATTTAGATCATCCAATAACGTCAATGTGCCTGTCCCGGAATAAGACCCGACATACTGCGTGTTAATGGTAACGCCATTTGTAGTAAGGCTATGGTTAGAGTCTCCATAAAAAACAATAAATGTGTTAACTGACGTAGGTATAACCATAGCGTTAATAAGCGTACAATTTCCATATATGCCGAGTATGGCCCCCGTAGTGAAGGTCAGCGTTGGTGTATTCAGTGCCCCGGTCCAGTCTATGTCCTTA